ATAGTACAACATTTTTAAGAGGCGATGGAGCATGGGCTACCCCTAGCGGTGGTGGCGGATCTCTAGATGAAGAAACAACTTCATTGCTTTCTTTAACAAGACTTTCATTAGGGATTATTTAATATGGCAACATCAGCACAATTCACAGCACAGCCGACGATCGACATCACGCAGATCAGCACCGCGAATACAAATCGCGACGGAACAGGAACAATCGCGACAATCGCAACTGGTCCTGCCACAGCCGCAGCGGCAGGAGTCGGAGAACGAATCAATCGCGTAACGGTTCAAGCAACAGGGACGACAACTACGGGAGTCATTCGCTTCTATATCTCGCTTGATTCTGGAACGACGAATCGTTTGATCTGCGAGAAACTCGTTACGGCAGTAACTCCATCGACTTCCATTCCCGCTTTCCGTATGGAAGTCGGTGAACTCACGGGGATTATTCTTCCTGGAGGCGGCGCGGCAGTCCTTCGCGCGTCAACGAACAACGCCGAAGCGTTCAATATCCTTGTTGAATCGGGGCTTCTATGAATCAAGGGTTTTACGGATTTCCAAATGCTCAATCAGGCAAACTGATTGAAGTCAAGTCGTTTGAAACAAGCGGAACTTATTCGATTCCTTTAGGCGCAAGGTATATTACGATGCTTGTCGTCGGAGGCGGCGCAGGCGGCGGAAGCGGATCGCGACAGGCAGCAGGAGTCAACTCGTTTGGCGGCGGAGCAGGCAGCGGAGGGCAAGTTTTCTACGATACGCTTTGCGTCGATGGATATGTTCAGTTTGGCGGGTCGCTGATTGTTCTGATCGGAGCTGGAGGCGACGGCGGAGTATCGCAAACTACCAACTCTCTCAACGGAAACGATGGTTCTAATGGTTCGGCAACATATGTCTCGTTTAGCAATTTTCAATCAATAACGAGATTTTTAGCATATGCGGCAGGAGGCGATCGCGGAAGAGGCGGAACGACAACTGGTGGAAACGGTGGCACGGGAAGAACAGCGATGATCAACAAGATGACGGCTGTCGCTGCTGCGGCTTCTCCAGGAACTACGTCGTTCGGCGGTGGGCATACGCTTGACAGATTCGGCGGAAATCATGGAGCCGCAGGCAGTGGCGTTGATTCTGGAAATAGCCAAGCAAGTACTGGCGGACCAATCATACACGGAAGTCCGAGCCAAAGCTACACAGGTTTTTTCAATCCCGCTTTTGTTGCATATGGTGGTACTTTGGTTGGCGGTGGAGATTCGACCAACGGATTCAACGGAGAAAATGGAAACGCTAGAGGATTCGTAATCGGAGGCGATTCATTTATGCACGGCACAGGCGGCGGCGGCGGATGCGGCCGATCTTCAGCAGCCGCAGGAAATGGCGGCAAGGGATACCGAGGCGGCGGCGGCGGTGGAGGCGGAGGAAGTCGAAACGGGTTTAACTCTGGCGCAGGCGGAAAAGGCGGCGACGGATATGTTTGCTTTTGGGTTTGGAGGTAACTATGCGAATTGCAATTATTGAAACATCATCGAATCAAGTGTTTAACGTCATCGTCGGAGATTCTTTTTTTGAAGTTGGTCAAGACGCATATCTCGTCGCGCTCGAAGACGGGGAGCAATGCGAGATCGGGCAGACGTACAGTCCGAACGATTCTCCGAGATTCATCGGAACTCCGCAAAGGCTTCCGATGTCTTGGACCTCGTATCAATTCCTGCTTCGATTCACTTCCGACGAAAGAGCTGCATTCCGTGCTGCTGCTTTGACTGATCCTATGGTTGCTGACTTTCAGCAGCTAGCTCAAGCAGCTCAGGAAGTAATCAACAACGATCCTATGACTATTGCTGGTATGAATTACCTAGTTAGTGTTAATCTTTTAACGGAACAACGCAAAAACGAAATCCTAGGAGTATAACATGGCTAAGAACTGGATCAAAGATGCAATCAAAAGACCAGGTGCTTTGACTAAGAAAGCCAAAGCAGCTGGTAAATCCATATCCTCATATTGCAAGGGTAACAAGTTAACCACCCAGACCAAGCGTCAGTGCAATCTAGCAAAGACCTTTAAGGGTTTCAACAAATAACCTAGGAGTTAGAATCTATGCCTAAAGATGCATGTTATAAAAAAGTTATGAAGGCATATAAAGGTAAGTCTAGTGCTTACGCTTCAGGTTCTATGGTTAAATGCCGTAAGGTAGGGGCCAAGAACTGGGGTAATAAGACCAAGAAAGGAGGGCGCTAAGATGCCAAAAGTAGGTAAGAAATCATTCCCTTACACAGCCAAGGGCAAGGCCGATGCAAAGGTCGCTGCTAAGAAGACTGGTAAGAAGATGTCCATGAAAAAGGGCATGAAGTAATGGCTGACTTTTCCTTAGAAAAAAAGGAAGGTCTGCATGGTTGGTTCAAGCGGAACAATGGTAAGGGCTGGGTTAACTGTAAGACGGGCGGACCCTGTGGTCGTAAGTCTGCCAAGTCTGGAGGCTCTTATCCCGCTTGTAGACCAACCAAGGCGCAATGCACAAGCAAAGGTGTCAAAGCAAAGAAAAGTTCCAAACCAGTATCTTGGGAATCCAAGAAGAAAGGTACAAAAAAATGAAAAAGAAATCGTCTTCTAAGAAGAAACCCAAGATGTCCTGCGGATGTGGAGGTAAGAAATGAGTATGGATCATACACTAATGTATGAAATTTTAGGGGTCGTTACTATTAGTGATGCTAATCCAATAACAGTTCCTGATGGTACAACCCACTTTATATTTGAAGCAACTACTAAAACTAATACCCATTATAATATTATCATTGGTGGTTATGCTATTGCTGTTGCCCCAGGTTTGGTTTATCCGTTTCATGGTAAAGCTAAAAAACCAGCAATTACTAGAGCGGGTTCTGGTACTGCTGATGTAAATAAAGTTGTATGTTTAAAGGTTTCAGCTATCTAAGGAACTAATCTATGCCAGCTCTAATTTAGAAAGAGTTGAGTATGATTATCACAAAACTGGCGCAAAGCTAAGAAGCAAATTAAAATAAAGGAAAAATAAATGCCTAATTACATACCTCTCTCACAAGCAGAAGAATTTGCTTTAATCCGTGGGTTAGCTTTAAACGTAAACCCAAAACACGGAGTCTTTAAAGGAATTCCAAGTTCTACTGTATTTGACGTAAATGGAGTTGAATTAAATAAGTGGAGAGGGTGGACAGATTCATATCCTAGTACGCAGGCTTACGACTTTTATGGGCAGTTTCAAGGATTGGTAAGTTATCTACCTGATCCTCCTCAAATTCCTGGTGGAATTACTTCTATTGAAAATAATGATTCACTAAGTATGGCATTATTATCCTATAGTTTTCCTTTATTTACTTTAACACATTTACTTGGAAACTCTAACATAACTCCCACTGCTAATAGTAAAATAAGAATTTCTGGAGCAAATGTTCCAATTTATAATGGTGTATATACAGTTGTTTCTTCTGTTTTTAATACTCCTTATTTTGTAACAACGTTAACTAGAGATGATGGATTAGCCAGTGGATTTATAACTCCAGCAATTTCAGCTAATGTAAATTATTCTAATAATGAATACTATAGTAGTACACCAACCTCTAGTACAACAAATCAAACAAATAGTGGATTAGTTTTTAAAACAGGTAATTTAGACTTAGGTTATAATTCTTTTAATGGAACAATAGGAAACTGGATTGCTGTTGTTGGATCAATAAGTAATGCTAATGGAACTGTAACTCAAAATCTTACAGATCCAACTCATGGACCTTATTTTTCTATAAGTACTGCGGCTAATCAACCAAACAGTAAAGCAGACATTAAAGACTGGGATCCAAGAATAATGCCAAATGATATTGGTGGTGCTCCAAGGTTTAAAATTGGTGAAAGAAAACTACACTTTAAAGCTAAAGTTCAAATTGAAGCTAGGTCTTCAAATCATGCATATCATGTTGGATTTTGGAGAACACATACATGGTCGGCTTCTCCAACTGAATATCAAAAAGGTGAAAACTGTGTTTGTTTCTTTAACAATGGTTCAGCTACTTGGCAAGTAAAGGTAAACAAAAGAACTGGAGCATCAGCCCAAAACATTTCAGTTACACACGCATTTTCAACTACAGCTCAAGTAAGTAATGTAAATACACTAGAAATTCTAGTAAACTCTGAAGGCACTCAGGCAATTTTTAAAATAAATGATCAAGTTGTTTATGTTGCAGAAGGTGGTTTACCAGTAATGTCACAAGATACTACCTATGTTTCTACTATTTATCAACAGGTTGGTGTATTTGCAGGTGCTACAGTTCGTGATGTTGTTCCAATTTCTGGTGGTACAACAGCTGGAGTTTTACGAGTTTACAGTATAACTTTGTTTAGCCAAAGTATTCTACAGAATGCTGGTCTAAAATTATTTAAAAAATTAAAGTGAGGAAACAATGGCTATTGCTAATATAACAATTCAACAAGCATATGCAATTTGTAATGGTACTTGGATTAACCCTTATACTAAAGGACGCCTTGATACCGATGGTACTCCATTTGGTACTATCTTAAATACATCTTTTTCTATTGGTAATGTTTTTTCTGGAAATGCAGCTACTGATGGAACAATGTTAAATAATAGATTAAAGGCTTTTTTAAGTGGTACTAGTTTTGACTTAGCTCCAATTCCTGGTCAGTCTTCTATTACAGGGGTAGATTTAGCAAATAATTCATATGTGATTTGCTCTACTACACCAGTACTTGCAACTTCAACTGGTGCAGGATTTGAGACACCAATCTTTGTTCCTCAAGAGTTTATTGGTGTAACACGACAAAACTATAATTATAGAACTGGCGCTGATTTTAATCTCTCTACTAACGTAAATGGATTTGAACAACTATATCATCTTGCTGGTTTAGGTATTTTTAAAAAAATTAAAAAGTGAGGTTAATATGTCACGAATGCCAATGATGGGTATGGGCATGGGTATGCCAACTGGATATGGTCCTGGTATGATGGAATCACAAATGGGTCTAGGTGCCCAGATGCCAATGCGAGAAGAAAAACCAATGCCAAAAAAAAAGAAAGCCGCTAAGAAGAAGGCTTCAGGAAAGAAGATGAAGAAGAAATGAAGATGGGCAAACCCTGCAAGACAGACATGGAATATGTAAAGACTCGTACTGGTCCTAGACCAGATTCTAAAAAACCAATTAACCCTAAGAAACCTAAGACTCGTTCCAAGTAACGAACAATCTAAAGGAGAGATATTTAAATGCCAGAAATTAACAACGCTGAACAATCTCAGCCTGTCGAGACTCAGCCACAACTAGCCACACCAGTTCAAACTGAAGATCCACAAACAGTCCATGAGCGTGCAATGTTCATGAAGTACGTTCAGGACCAGGGACAAAAGATCCCAAGTAACTTCAAATCAGCTGATGATTGGTTCAACAGCCTAGTAGAAGCCCGTAAGGGATTCACTCAGGCAAGACAAGAAATCGCTTCTCTTAAGAAGCAATACAATCAAAACGGCGTGACCAATCCTAATTATCAGGACTCACAGCCAGTTGCTCAGGCCAAGCCTGAGCCAGTCGAGGATCTATCAGGTATCCCTGAAGACCTCAAGATTACACCACCACCTATTCCCCAGCCTGGATCTACGGCTCGGGTTAGCTCAGAAGATTGGCTTCGTTGGGGCAAGGAAATTGACTCAACGGGTGCCGTAAGTGACGCTACCCGCAAGGAAATCCAAGCAAAGATGGGTGCTGATGAGGTAATCATTGAGCAGATGATTAAAGGCCGCAAGGCTTTAGCTAAGCAATCTTGGGACGATGCTGCGTCGGTTGTCGGAGGCAATGACAATCTTAAGCGCATGTTTAAATGGGCCCAGGATAATCTAACAGCTGAAGAGGTTGCAGCAACTAATCGTGCTCTCCAGACTAATGCCTATAAGAATGTCCTCCTAGGACTCAAGGCACGCTTTGAGCAACAAAACCCACCAAAGGCTCCTTCACAGGAACCTAAGCCAATGGATAATCGGGTCAACCCCTCACAGGTTCCACAATCCGTACAGGTATTTAAAAGCCAAGCTGAACAACAAGCTGCTCTACGCGATCCACGTTTTCGCTTAGATTCAAATTACAGACAAGCAGTAGAAGCAATGGTTGTTAATACATCTCGTTACGGTTACAGAAATCGTTAACTCCGTACAATCCTCAGGGACACGGAACAATTAAGGGTTTCTCCTTTGTTTAATGTTTAATAATAATAGAGAGTTTCTATATAAGGAGAAACAAATATGGCTTCAGGAGATAGTTTATCAGCATCACAGATGTTCCCAATTGGATCAACAGGTTATACAGGTTCAACACTTAGTCAATGGCCGTTAGGTGGTCAAGCTGCTTCTAATAACAGCATTCCATCTGCTTCTGGTGCTACAAACCCAGATTACTGGCTTCCTATTTGGTCAGGCGAAGTAATCAACGCTTATGACCAATACAATATGTTTGAGCCAATGGTTACTACAGAAACCATTGAATCAGGTACAACCAAGCGTTTCCCAATTACAGGAACCGTTGGTCACAAGGGCATTTGGCAAGCTGGTGAAGAACTAGTAGGTAATAGTGGTATTTCTACCCCAGGTTGGTTCGACATTTCTCTCGACCAACGCCCAATGGCTGCATTCTTTGAACTTGACGATATTCATCTTATGCTTACTCAATGGGATTATAGATCAGAACTAGCCCGTCAAGCTGGTCTTCAACTCAGCTACATTCGTGACAAGCAAATCGCTTGCATGATTGCTCAAGCCGCATTCTTACCAAATCGTAATCCATTCAATACTGATTACACTGGTATGAATCGTCCAGCCGCAGCTGGTGGTACTGCTACACTTCCACCAAACGCTGCATTTAATCACCTTGGAAATCGTGCTTCAACTCAAACTCAACGTACTGATGCTGCACTTCTTCTTCTTGATTATCTAGAGCGTTACATGGTTCGTCTTTCTGAAATTGACGCAACCCTAGGTGAAGTATACTGCGCCGTTACCCCACAAGCTTTCCACGACATTCGTGCTCTTGGTATTGCCCGTGATGCTACTGGCCTTGTCGGTGGTGCTGGTCGTCCATTCTTCGGTGGCATAGCCGAAGCTGGTGGTCTTGGTGCTCCACTTACACAAGGTATGTTTGGCATTACCGAAAGCCTTGAGTACATGGGTATTAAGATTGTTAAGAGCAATCACTTACAACAACTACAAGGTTATGTTGTTAAGTCTGGTGCTAATAGCAATGTTGATCGTGCTCCAACCTTTGCTAGCACTGGCTTAATTAGCAACGCTGCTGATAAGGTTGGTATTCTTGCATCACTCGGTGATCAAAAGTATAACTTTGACTGGAATGCTAGCAAACAAGAGAACTGGGACCCAACTAACAACGCTGGTGCATTTACTAAAGACACTATTTCTGGTGCTACCGTTTCTACTGCTCACGCACTAAACGACGACTTTGCTCCAATTAAGGCTCTTATTTGGCAACGCTCAGCTGTATGCTCACTTCGTTTACAGGGCATGAAGGTTGAAACAGTCAAGGATGTCCGTAGAGGTACATTCTTCACCGTAAGCTCCATCATGGCTGGTGCTGGTATTCTTCGCCCAGAACTCTGCGGCGCAATCCAGGGTCTTGAGACTAATTAATATTAGCGTTAGCTAATCACATTTTGGTATTTGTACCTAGGGGGTCGAAAGATCCCCTAGGTATTTTTTTCGCAAGGAGAGTCATGAAACCATTTAATCCAATTTCAAATTCAAATTCTAAAGGTCTTGGCGATACGGTAGCTAAAGTTGCTAACAAACTTGGTTTCAAAAAAACAGAAGGTTGTGGTTGCCAAAAACGCCAAGAAATTCTTAACAAGCTAGTTCCCTACGGGAAGAAAGGAACTAAGTAATGGGACTATACAGTTATACTGATGCTATTAATCATATGCTGTTGTCCTCGGGAGAGCACTTGATTTCTGATTTAACGACTGATGCTGGGGTAGACACCAGTGTTGCCCAGTTTATTTTAAATCAAACAATCAAGGCAATGGTAATGAGAGGTATTGCAAACAACAGATACATTACAACCATCACTCCAGATGTCAATGGTAAGATAATCTTACCGTCTAATGCTTGTTATGCTCAGGTCGTAGAACCCCTATTTGATCCTACGACGGGGGAGGTGATCCAAACTACATTAAAGTCCACAAATAGCGGACCTGTGCTTTTCAATATAACAAAGCAGACAGATGTGTTTGACAAGAAGTTGGATATTGAAGTTATCGTTACACTAGGTAACGCTGCTTCTTATTATGGTTGGGATGATATTGACTCGGCTTTGCAACGAGGTATCATGGAATCGGCAGCAAGAGAATACCAGATCATCACTCAAGGTGATATGGATATCGACAAAAGACTTGCTGTACGAGAACAATATCATATAGCCCGTGGACGCGCAGCGGACATATTCAAGAAAAATAGATCAATACTACTGGGAGATAACGGCACAAGAGCAGCCGTAGACCGCAGAGGTATCCTAAGTAATGATCCATACTTTACAAGAACGAGGTTCTAATGGCTTTTACAAGACTTCCAATTAATACCCTGAGTGGTGGCGTAGGCCGCCAAGCACCAACAAAACGCTTAATTAGTGAAGCGGAGAATCTAGACAACTGCTTGGTATCACTTGAGAAGTCTGTCGAAAAGCGACCTCCAATGACACAAGTAGCATACTCAAAAGACAGTGTTCCCCAGGGTTCCTACTTGCCACTAAATTATGTAGATCCCCCACTCAATTTTTTTGAGTCGGGGGCTACTAATTTTAACGCAGATAATCTTTATTTCCATTATCTTGATATTGATGGATTTAATCGTTATTGTATTATTATCAACAGAGCAGCATATACTTTTGATCCTGTTGCAGTCAAAAGCTTTACATATACTCCACAAGGTAGTCCGCCTATTACAATTAACTTAAATACATTTATTAGTGTATTTAGAATTGAACCAACTGAGTGGGTACAAGAAAGTGTTGATATCTTAGCGGGTGTTGATGGAAACACAAGTGGCTTTAATCGTGGTATATTTGAATACATTACATTTGGTAATAAGAATATTCTATCAAACTATCGAATAGCAAATCAATCATACTCAATACCACCTACTTCAATCAAGGATACCTTTGGATCTATTGACTTAGATGTTGGACTGTTATTGTGGAATAAGTTAATTCCCTTAGATTATTTACCAGACAATGGTATATTAGAACCAACCATTGACAGCAATTGGGTAGCATCTCAAGCAACAAACGAATACATACACTCAGGAGATGCAGTTAATTATAAGATAGCCATAAGACCTACAAACCCAAATCCAATATACGAAGATGCCATCAATGAGTTGTCTTTATACTGGAACAATGTACGAGATGATATCGAATTCTATGTCAGTACCGAGACACAGGAAGAAGAAGAGCGTGGTCAAAGTATGAATGACTTTAG